GTCACATCCAAAAGCACCCATGTGTTCGTTACCTGGATATTTTATACCTCTTTTAAGTATAATGCTATTCTGTTGATTAACATCTGGTACCCAAGTTAAATAAAATTTTCCATTATTTTTAGGAGCAAAAAGAACTCTTGTATCTTTTATTCCACCTTCCCAATAAAAATCTCCTCTTGTAACTAATTTTGTTTTACCTACATCTCCATTATAATCTATTTGCTCATATATTTTAGTTAAATTAAACAAAGATGATTTGGCTTCGTCTCTGAAAGCATGTTCTTCAGTTCTTGGAAATTGTCTATAGAATTCATTTAAAGCATCTTGGTCTTGCTTTAAACCGTCGACTTCATTTTGCCAATACTCTATTACTCCTTGTTTAATCTTGACTCCGTGAGGATCTTCTGAGGGTTTACTTGGTGTATCGAATACAGGTAAGCCATAAGAATCAATGTATCCTTCGTAGTTCCATTCCATAGGTATGAACAAACTATATAATCCCGAGCGAGTCTGTCCATTGGCGTTTCTTTCTGTGACGTCTGAATCATAATATAGTTTTTTAAAATTATCGCCACCTTTGTCTAGAGCATTGCTCGTAGACCCCATCATACATTTACCAATAATTCTAGATCCTAATCTAAGGGTGGTTTTCGTAACCCTCCAGTTGTTGAGGATGTTGTTGGGCCTTTCCCATTTCCCCGATTCATCGTGGACGAGGAGTTTGAGTTTCTCTCCATCATAGGCGTTATCACCGGTGTTCTTCCAATCGATCGTTGTATCGAGTCCTTCGAGATCGGCCGTGGTCTCGTTGGCGATGAGTTTTCTCCTGGTGAATTTTGAGGCGGGTACTCTATATGCGAGCTCGGTCTTGGGACGATCCATTCCGTCCTGTATCGGTTTGAAAAAGAACGGATAATTGACCGATATTGGTACGACCTTATCTGTGAACATTGTCTTTGCATCGGCCCCAGATTTGGACAATATTCCGTACCGTGAATCGGAATTAATAGTTGCGAGATTAACAGTTTCTCCTGATGCCATAAATGAAAATCCGCTTCTACGGTTTTTAAGATAGCACATTCCATAACTCCTGATGTCTGCTTTGCAAGCTTCCCAAAAGATGAAGAATAATCTATTTGCTTCCCTAAAGTCTGGTTTCCCAACATCAATTTTGGACCACTGCAAGTACATATAATGAGTGCCAGTGAGATAAGTAGGAACGCCTTTGTTATAAAACCAAAAACCTTCCTCCCTACGGGTAAACTCATTATCGATGTAATCATACCACTTTTCTTTAAAATCTACTGGGTATTCTTCCCAGTCAAATATTGTTTTAATTTTTTTAAAAGCAACAGGTAGTAATTTTCTACTCCACTTACTATTACCTAAATCAATAACTTTTTTTGGTTCTTCCGGTAAAGCTATTTTTAGGTTTTGTATTTCATACACTTCACCTATTTTACCCGTCTTACTTATTACAACAATATCATGTTCTTCGTTGTAACCATACTCCCATTTTTTATACCTATTCATTCGTTTAAGAACTTTAGGTTTAATATGGTCTTTTACTATTCTATATAAATCTTGTTGGTACATTACTTAGATCTACCTTCAGCAAAACCTTTAAAAGTTTTTTCTTCTTTAACTTCTTTAGGTTTCTCATTTATAATATTCTCTTCCTCTTGTATTCTTTGTAATATTTCAAAAGCATCAAATATAGCTAATTTTTTTGTAGCAGCTGCATTTTTAAGTCTATCAGCTGATATGTCTGGACCAAAATCTATAATGGGCTCTTTAGCGACTTTAATTAATTCTTTAACCGCTATTTGCCCAGCTTGGATTATACTCTTCTTGGTTTTCTTTATTTCCATATTTAATTACAATATCATTTGATTTCATACAATAAATTCTTTCGTCGTTTATAACGAAATCATACTCACCGTAAGGCGTATACCCTACACAGTCTCCCTCGTTTATTCCTAGCGCTTCTAACGAACTATTACCTATTTTTAATATACCTATAAGCTTTTGCTCTTTATTGGTTGTTAAACTGTTTTTTGATTTAATAGGTTTAACAAAGCATCTATTGTTTATAGATTTCCATTTATCAGTATTTTTATATAAATATATTTGATCTAGCGAACAGAAAAATAAATTATCTTTAAAATAAGATCTGCTTTTTTTCTTAATACCTCGCATGTCATAAAACGTTCTAAAAACATTATGATGTATTACAATAATATCACCTTTTTTTATAGGTGTTTTAAATGCTAGTGGAGTTTCAACTACTTTAGCTATATTATTTACAAACTTAAAACTTTCTATTTTAGTGTTTAAAACAAGTTCTACGTTTTTAATTTTTTTTGTATTACTATAAGTTTCACCTATAGGTTCTACAATAAAATCATAAAGGCTTTTCATTAATACTCTAAATCATACTCAATAGATATAGCCATGTTAGAGTTAAATTTCTTCCATGGCAATACCTCATTGTTTTTCTTTATATGAATATTATAAGAGTTATCTGTTAAGTCTTGAGTTATATAAGCTATTTCATGACCACCATAAACATTTTGGCCTACTGAATAATGCATAGCATCGCTTTTATAATCAGTACCTATACTGATTTTTCTTATTACATTATTCATTTTCTTTCTTCTCTATCTTTGTATAAGACCCGTCAGCAACGTTTATATTTATTGAACCGTATTTTTCCTCAAGAGCTTTTTTGTGCTCTTCAATTTTAGGAAGTAATTCATGTGTTTGCCCTAACAAAACAAATTTTGTTATTTCTGCAACACCTACTTTTTCTACTAGTTTTTGGTAACTAGCTTGTTGTTCTTGAACTACTTTTAATTCCTCTTCTGAAATTTGTAACTTTTCTTCTTTTGCCATTTTATTTTAATTTAATTTAATTGTTTTTAATTGTTTAAATGTATATTTAAGTGCTGTATATAATAGCATAAAAACCCACATTATAATACTTAACCCTAATAGGTGAGCAACGACGTCGAGTGTTTTTTCGTCCATGTAGCTTTGAAAAGATCCGACGATAAACATCACAACCATTGCGATTGTTATTTTTTTCATTTTATTTGATTTAATTAATTAATACTCTTATTATTTATTATTACTTATAGATTTAAATTTTTCCACCCCTCTAGAACCGAAGTACGCTACATAGACTGTAACTAAAAGTGATTTTAAAAGATCAACCCAACCTGAGTTTACACTAAAGCCTATTTCAAAACTATCTAATAATATTAAAAATACCATAGAAACAGTTAAAAATATTAATGTCATTGGACGCGTGTTTTTACTAAGCCATGAATCTGACTTCATATCACTCCCCCATCTTTTGGATACTTCTTGCATTTCTACCATATCTTGCTCTAATAATTTTAAAGCTTTTTCCTTGTCTTCTGGCGGTAATACAGCTGGATCTTCTTTTTCAATAAGGCTTTTAACCATACCTAGTACACCGGCGTCAGGTAATAAATCACCTGCAACGCCTAGTATACTTGGAACTTTGTTTATAAGAAATTGACCAACTTTCGTTTCTTTGAACTTTTTTTTAGGCATTATTTCCAGAATCGCTTACATACCACTGGAACCCTTGTATTTTGGGTTTCTTTTACCACTAGGTAAAATTCCTCCAAAACCTTCTGAGTTGTGTTCTTCATTAAAACCTCCTTGGACGAAGCCCGAATCATCAAACTTGTCTGCTAAACCTGTGTCATAAATTTTACCTTCCTTGACCATTTGTCTAGTTTTATTATAGTGTCTGTTTTCTTGGTCTTTAGCTCTGAAAGCATCGCTCATTGCTGCTCTACTTCCACCTAAATTAAAACCATCACTATTACCACCGCTACCTACATTTTTAGGATCTAATTGTATGAAATCAAGTGCTTGCATTCCAACGTCTCCTGCTGTTCTAAGTGCTGTTCTACCTACTTTCATAGCTGTATTACCTACACGTGAAGCTACTCTTTTTGCTCTGTCTAAATCAAAAAGGCTATGTTCGTGTCCTTCTTTACCACCGTGTCCTGCGTCCGCAGCACCATGCATTTTTTTAGAAGCACCATTAGTCATAATATCTGCTACTCTAGCAGCTCCTTTTGCATAACCGTTCATTCTTGCCGGTCCAAAAGATTGAGTATAACCCATTCTTGCAGCGCCGTGACCACCTTTTGAGTCGTGACCGTGAGAACCTTTAGATGTGTCATAATCATGAGCACCTTTATATTTAGCAGCTCCTTTTTTCTCGTCCATTTTGTGACCATCTGCACTACCTTTATATTTAGCAGCACCTTTTGGAGGTCTTGGTTTATCTTGTTTCGGAGGTCTAGCACCAACTCTTTTATCAGCCGTTTTGGCACGTTCGCCACCTTTTGATTCGACGTGACCATCTTTATGTTTAGCTGCGCCTTTTTCTATTTTTTCAATAGATTTTCCAGCAGCTTTTGGATCTGAAGCGTTAACTCCACCACCATCTTGATTGTTTTTCATTTTTGCCATTTTTAAAATTTTAAATATTGAGATTTTTTTCTAAATTATCTTCTGCTTTTTGAGCATCTTTTTCCCAAGGACCATCGCCTTTTTGCATTACTGAGTAATCATATTCTTTTCCTAAATAACTAACTTTACCTTTACCTGCTCCGTCTATTTCGTAGTTTAATCCAGTACCTGGGTTTCTAGCCTCGTTTAAGTACTGTTGCACGTGTACAAGTTCGTGTTCTTTTGTTTTAGCTAATTCTTTAGGATCGTCCATTATAGTATCTTCGTTTAAAATAATAACCCCGTTTTTAGGTGTTCTTGCAAACACAGGATCATCACCCATATCTCTCTCAAACATATTTGTTTTCATATATCTAAGGTCAAATGGAGGATTTATTTTAAACGCCATTATTATAAGGAAATTTTTCGTTGAACCATGATTGTCTTTTATCACAACCACAAGGTATATTAAGACCGTCAGATAATTTATCTACAACGGTCTTTATACCTGTTTTTTTCGTGAATTTAGCAATACTGTCGCCTAGTCCTTTAGATTGCATCTTTATACTGCGTCAGCTGTTTTAACATCCCATGAATGCCAGTACATTTGTAACGGAGCCGCAGCTTCGTCTTTTCCTAATTGAGCTGTAGCAGCTACACCACCTGGATTAGCAGTCATAGCTTTTACAATAGCTTGATCAGGAGCAGCTGCACCATTAGTAATCGTTGGATTAGCTAATGCACTCTTAGAAGTTGATACTTCTAATTCAACTACTCTTGCAGAAATACCAGCGCTTGCAGTGTCTACACCGTATCCACCAGCTGGTGCTTTTAATACAATACTTACTTTTGGGACAGAATAAGAAATATCTCCAATATTATCTATATCTAATAAGTGAACTTTTTGATTAGCAGGAGTACTACTATCAACAATGTTAAATTTAATAAATTTTGCCATAATTTTTGTTTTTGTTTTGTTAATGTTTATGTTTGTGTTTTATGATTTATCAGTTTACTCTGTTTATTTTTTCTTCGGTAAGGATTTTATTTTACCGTTGTGTGTTCTAGCGTATCTATGTGTAGATGTTTCTTTACTAGGTATTAAATCTCCATGATAAGTTTTACCACCGTATTCCCATGATACTTTTTTTGCAGCGCCATGGTGTTCAGCGCCTGTAGAGTTGTGACCATCATAGTTATAACTACCGTGAGCATCATCAAATAACGCCTCAGCGTGTCCTTTGTGACCTTCTTCCATTAATCTTCTACCTCTTTTAACATCTTCTTCTTCCCAAGAATTAACCATATGATGTCTTGAATGTTTAGCATTTCCGCTATATTGACCGTAATGTCCTTTGTGATTGTATCCCATAATTATGAATTTGCGTGATATGCGGCAAGCATTTTCTCTGCTTCTTCTGCAGATGAAAATCCTGATTTCCAAACACCACCTTTTTTATTGTTTAAAATAACGTATTCGTTTCCGCGTTTAACAACGCATCCTTTTCCACCTTCTGACTTAGCACATCCTTTACCTGCTTTTGCCGCGCCTAATCTATTCATTAACATATTTCCCATAACTAATCTATTTTTTCCCAAGCTACAATGTTAGTTGGTGGGGTTGGATTTGAATCATATATTTTTACAACTTGTAAATCTATTACTTTTCCAGCTGGAACGCCTTTTAGTAAAACAGTATTTCCTGATACATCTTCTACTTTTGCATCACCTGTCACACCAAAGTATAATGAATAACCTTCACTTCCAGCTTTGTTACCTTTATATATAATCAAAGTATCGTTAGTAGCAATTGCTACAGGTGCTGTAGATATTTTTATAGTAGTATCGTTAACAACTTGAACTACTTGATAAGCGACGCTTTGTGTTTCATTATATATAATGTCACCTCCGTCTATTGTGTATCCTAATGGTCTTGTTTCTGCAGCTGTAAATTTAGATGCTGCTGTTGCTACTAGCTGTGTGGTTGAAGAACCTGCAGCTGCTACAGCTATTGTTAATTCACCTGGTTGAGGTATATTATAGCTACTACTTGGTATAACATTTAATGATGAAGTATATGTGCTCATGTTTTAATTTTTAAAATTGTC